GATTTTAAATTCTAACAGTTTTTCCATAGTTACAGTCATAATTTCATCCCATTTTTGAAAGAACCGCCACCAGCATTAGTATAATAGCACCGCTGGCTCCGATTAATATTGCCTCTAATCTTTTGACACGATTGAAGGTTTCCTTGAATTGAATCTTCACTTCGGTCGAAAGGGCAATCATCTCTTTCTCCAGTGTATCTATGCGCTGATGTGCGCTGCTGACGGTTCGTTTATCCATTTACTCAGCGGCCTCTTGTGCTGGGACTTCTAGCGATGCAGTTAGCAGGCTCATAAACGCCTGCTTGCCCACCTGAAGTTGGTCGAGATTAAATTGGCTAGACCCAATCTTGCGATCTAAGTCTCCAACGTGATTAACAAAAATCTTTTGTTGGTCTGTCAGTTGGTCTTCAGTGTATTCTACGTCATTGATCGTAATGGTGTTTGTTTTTTTCTCAGCCATTGTGATCTCCTTTCGGGGTTGGGGTTAACTAGCTGTGTAACTATTACCAGCGGTCACAGCGGCATTAGTTGCAGTCATGCTTTCTGTAGTCCAGAAGTCTTTAGCAACCATGAGTTCCAAGTGCTGTGTGTTACGATCTACACAGCCTTGCTTGTCTGCTGCATCATCGTCAGCCATTGCATTACCTGCAATAACGTCAGTGATGAGTGCAACTGAGTGACCCATTGCTGTGTAGTGCTGTGCGATTTCTTCTGTGGTTATTGTATCAGTCATGTCTTTCTCCTTTTCTGACTAATGTTATGCAACTTTTACAATGATCTTTGCACGACCATCATCTTCTATTGCGATTACTTTACCTACAGCCGACATGTACTGCTCTAGTGTAGGCGAAGATACGGCTTGACCTGTAATACCTGTTCCATCTTGAACGGGAATAATGAAGTCACCAACAGTTGCGCCTGTGACATTCACAGGAACCTGACCACAAAACGCCATACGATCCACCGTTTCACGAACTGCCTCTAACGCTGCGCTGTAAGTATCTTTTTCTTCTTGCGGAGCGTCCTTGCTAGGTTGCTCTCCCAACACCTCATCTGTACCCCAAGTATCACCACCAACATAAGAAGGGTTAGTAGATTTTACGATAAACGAAATTGCATCTGCAAAAACATTTGTGAGTTTACCTTCAGAATTTATCCCAGCTATATCACCTTTAGTTAAAGTAAAATTACCAGCTTTTACCATGTATTCCGCATAGTCAGCACCAGAAGCATTTACAGTTCCAGCGCAGTTTATTGATCGGCTTGTGGAGCTATTTTTAGACACCCCTATAATGTGTGCGGATGTGCTTGTGCCAGCTTCAACACTTGCTGTAAAAATTCTCACAGCATTTTGCCCACCACTAGTAGAGGTCAAAAACTGACATAGGAGATTTCCTTCGCTTTCAGTGCTAGCAATAACGTGGTTTGATTGACCAAAATAACCTTCAGCTCCAGCAGTAAACCTAAAAAAACCAGATGAATCAATATGCATCCTAGGATTACCATCCCCATCCGACAGCACGATGTTGTTGCTTGAGGTGCGGATGTCCAAGCCGCCTTGGTTGCCGTTGTAGCGGCCTAGGATGGTGTTTTTTGCGCCTGTAGTTACTGCTTCACCAGAAGCAATTCCAACGAATGTGTTGTACCCGCCTGTGGTATTGCTTTCACCAGCACTGCGTCCAATAAATGTGTTATTAGTACCAGTCGTATTATCAAGACCCGCCCAGTATCCTAAGAAAACATTATCTGTTCCCGTAGTGTTTGTGAGCCCAGCATTATACCCCACAGCAGTGTTGTTGGCTGCGGTGGTGTTGTTAGCCAGTGCGTCATAACCAACTGCCACGTTAAGTTGGCCCGTGGTGTTGTCTAACAAAGACCCATACCCAACAGCCGTGTTGTTAGCACCGCTGGTGGTGGTATACATCGAAGTGTAACCCACCGCAACGTTACCGTTTGCCGTTACAGTGCCATTACCCATAGCCTGCATACCAAGGGCAACGTTATAGTTCCCCGTTGTCATGTTAACCCCTGCGCCATAACCCAACGCCGTGTTCCGCACACCACTGGTCGTGTTTTCAAGTGCGCTTGCGCCAACCGCAGTGTGGTAAGAGCTTCCAAGACCGGTGTGGTCTTTCAGAGCAGCATAGCCAACGGCGACATTGTAAGAGCCTGTGGTGTTGGTATAGAGAGATTGCATACCTATTGCGGTGTTGTAGGAGGCGGTGGTGTTTTCACCTAAAGCACCTGTTCCAACGGCAGTGTTGTTTGCACCTGTGGTGTTAAGTTCCAAAGCTGCACGAATTACGCCAGAACCGCCGCCGCCTAGAGCAGTGTTGTTAGATGCGGTTGTATTAGTTTTTAATGCCCATAGACCCAAAGCTGTATTTTGTGCGCCAGTAGTATTAGCTCCTAAAGCACTTGTACCAACTGCTGTGTTGTTGGATGCGGTTGTATTCGCGTCTAGTGCATAAGAACCAACGGCTGTATTTGAAGCACCTGTGGTGTTCGCTGTTAAGGCTAGATAACCTAGTCCTGTGTTATCACTACTGGTTATACCAACTCCAGAGCCATAGCCCATGAGTGTGTTCCTGTCACCTGAAACATTATTGTAAAACGCTTGATGACCAAAGACTGTGTTTGAAAAACCGACAGTTGTAGACCTACCTGCCTGAACCCCTATAAAATGGTTGGATTCTGTGCTGTTTAGACCAGCTTCCATCCCTATATAAACACCACCCGTGTCCGCTCCTGTTCCAGAGTAACCTGCCTTATAACCAAAAGCTGTTTTGTTACTTGCCGTAGTATTACTATACCCAGCCTGATACCCCACAGCAGTGTTGCTGCTTGCGGTGGTGTTTGAGCGTAGGGAAGAAACACCAAGGGCCACATTGTTACCCCCTGTGGTGTTTGCAAATAGTGCTTCAACACCCAGTCCAGTATTAGAATTACCTGTTGTTGTAGTATACAAAGAAGTATCACCAACAGCGGTGTTGTTTGTGCCAGTTGTATTTGAACGCAATGCAACATAACCCAAAGCAGAGTTGCGACCAGTTGTATTTGAATAGTGTGCTTGATAGCCAACAGAAGTGCTGTAGCTTCCCGTTGTTGTAGAATACCCAGCCTGATACCCAACTGCTGTGTTGTTGGATGCGGTGGTGTTGGAGACTAGAGCCTCAAAGCCAACAGAAGTATTATTGCTGCCAGTGCTGTTACTTGCAGAAGCACCTTTGCCCAAAGCAGTGTTTTGACTGCCTGTCGTGTTTGGCTGCAAAGTGTTACCGCCCAATGCCACGTTATTTGTGCCTGTAGTGTTTGAGTAAAGGCTAACATACCCCACTGCAGTGTTGTTGGATGCGGTGGTGTTTAAGGCTAGGGCTTCACGCCCGATAGCTACATTGTTACCCCCTGTTGAGTTTGTTGTTAAAACAGAGTGACCTACACCAATATTGTTATCCCCTGTTGTATTTGCATCTAAAGAGTTGCGACCAATGCCAATGTTTTGTGCGCCACTGGTATTTGAAGCTAATGAATTAGATCCAAGAGCAACATTATTTGAACCTGATAATGATCCACTAGATAACGCATCATTACCCAATACTACGTTGTGTGAACCAACAGGATAGTTACCGTCCAGCTTGATTGTGCCGTCATTCACATCAAGATCACCAGAGATAATAAGTGAATCTGCGCTCTCATCCCAAGTCATGTGGCGGCTGGCAGTAGCGCCAAAGAATTTAACGTCATAGCCCGTGTCGTTAACGCCTACGGTTAAGGTTCCTTGCTGTGAGTTATTGCCAGTGACAATCACGCTATCAGCGCTCTCATCCCACAGCCAACTTTTACCTGACGTAGCGCCAAAAAACTTAACATCATAGCCCGTGTCGTTAACGCCAACAGATAGCGTATTATCAATCTGCACAGCACCATCAATGTCAACAGCGTCTAAGTTAGTTGTGCCGTTAACGTCTATACTACCCTCAAGATCAATGTCACCTGCAACAGTCAGATCGTCTTGAACCTTGAGATCAACCACGCTTAGTGAGGCAAAGGCATCTACAACTGCACCGCCAGACCCTGCACCATCGGTATAAATAACTTTTGTGTCTCCCGCAGGAATAGTTACATTCGCGCCAGAGCCTGACGTGATAATGATATTATGAGAACCAGTGGTTGCATTATGAATAAACCACACCTTGGAAATAGTAAAATCTGACGTACTTGCGCCAGCGGATATGGTAATTGTGCAGGCACTGTCTAGCGCCCCTGTGTATTTCAAAAACAATGAACGTCCGGGGTCCGTTCCGCCGTTTGCAATTAATGTATTATGCGTGTCGGCATTTTCTGTGATCGCTTCTGTTCCATAAGAAAACGCTTCTGAAATTAATTCCAAGTTCGTATTTGTGACTGTTCCCCATGAGCCTGACGCATCGCCAGTTGCCATTTCATTCAGGCGCAGGTCATTTACATAAGTGCTGGTCATATTAATCTATCCTTATTATTGCGGTGTCTTTGGTCTGGGCAGGAAATACGATCTTGAACGTACCGCCTGCAACAGTGAAGTCGCCGCCAAAATCCAATATGGCAATTGCCAAATCGCTTTCAGTGTCATTCCAAATCATGGCCCCACGCGCCGTGAATGTCGCTGATGTCCACTCAGGATCGGCAGCGTCGAAACATCCGCTGGTGCTGTTGTTGATTACTGACGCGCTTGCCAATGTAACGCCGCCCGTGGTGTATCCACCTCCGTTTGCCACCTCGTTAATGCCACTTGAGGCATATACAGTTGTAGCAGCACCTAGTGACGCTGAACTGGTAAATAGGGCAATTTTAATTGTGTCACTGTCGAGATCATGCAGCCCAAGCATGACATCTCTTTTAAATTGCGTACACATTGCTTGGGTAATAGCCATTATATGCCTCCGTTATATTCTGCTGCATAGTCGCGTTGCATTTCTTGTACAAACAAACCGACCGCCTCGTCAAACTGAGTTTTATAAAGCGCCAGTGTTTCTGGAGCCTTCAAAAACGCTGATGCCTCGTAAAGACACGCAGCCAATAACACAACTTCAGCATTATCGCCAATCCAGTTATTTGCGGTGGAGCTTGATAGGCCCGTCTCAGGTGAGATGTAGTCTACTTGGTAGGTGTCTGTCGAGTTTGGCGTTGGTGCTAATGTAATGACCATCCCAGCCGTTCCAGCGTTCTTTGTGCTGTACATAATCGGGGTGCCTTGAGTTGAGGCGTTGGGCCAATAGTCTCGAACATATGAATCAACTCTGTGATCCAAATAAGACAGGACGCTTGAGATTGTCACTGACACCTGTCGGATCATTCTAGCTGACGCCACTGTGTAGTCTGTTGTGCCTGCCACAAGGCTTGCGGAAGTTGTCTGCCGATAGCACGGCAGATTTGGCAGGCGCTGAAAAATCATGTCTTCAGCCTGCGCTATGATTTGATCGATGGACGCATTTAGCTCTGTTGAATCGTCCTCCAGAAAGTTTTGGATGTTTGTTTTTAATGTTGCGTAATTCATTTAATTACCCCACGTTCCTTCGCCCCATTCTCCAGATCCCCATTCTTGGTTCACTATTACAGATTCTGTTCCAACACCACCCGTGCCGCCAACTCCCGTTTCAACAATTAATAAGTTTATTACCTCTGCACCTACCGCACCCGTTCCGCCAACGCCAGCCTCATCAATGGAGAGGTTGAGAGCCTCAATGCCTACCGCGCCTGCGCCCCCACCGCCCGACACGCCAGTAACAAATGCCGCTGGTATTTCATCTCCCACACCGCCCGTGCCTGCCACACCAGCCTCATCTATAGACATTTCTAGCGTTTCAACGCCTACCGCGCCCGTGCCTGCCGCACCTACGGTTCCTATGCCTGCTGCACTGGTGCCTACCGCGCCTGCCCCTGCCGCACCTACGGTTCCTATGCCTGCTGCGCTGGTTCCTACCGCGCCCGTGCCACCAACGCCTGTTTGGGTAGTATGCGTTATTTCTAAATAAACATTCCCAACATTAGCAATTGCAGGCACACCAACTGGCGGCAAAAGTCTTGGATCAATTGTCCAGTCTTGCGTAAAGCCAATAAAGACTTCAACATTTTCTGGGTCATTGTTAGGCCGTGCATTAAATAGTGCGGTAGCATCTACAACATTTTTTCTTGGCGTTAGTTGCGGATGTTTAGGCTCATAATCTTCTGGCGATACGCGCAATCCATTCCAAGTGGTTCTGAGTTCTGTGTATTTAACCCGCAGCCCACTTATGTCGCTTATTGCTAAAGATTTTTTGCCTCTCGCGTATTTCGGCATTACTCTATGCTCACGCTGGTTATTCCCACGCCACCCATTGATGATATTCCGACATTAGGCACTTGATTGCGCGGGGCAAATATATCGTAACTAAAACCGACATAAAATATTATGTTTTCTGGGTCGTTATCATATCGCGGATTTTTCAACACCACTGCATCAATAATATTTTTTCTTGGCGTTAATTGCGGTTGTTTTGGGTCGAAATCTTCTGGCGAAACTCGCTGGCCTTTCCAATTTGTTCGCAAATATTTATATGGCACTTCCGCGCCACTAATGTCGCTTATTGCTTTGCTTTTCTTTCCTGTTGCATATCTAGCCATTAACTCAAATTCAGCGCAGTTGGCTGAACCCTCAGAGAGACACCATCATTATCCGTTGCCGCAGCAAAGGCAAAACCACGTTCATACATTTCGTTTAGTATTGAAAACTTGTCTGGCGCGTATTTTAAAGATAGTTTGCTTGCCAGCCCAGCGCAGATGCATTCGTTCCATCGATATGGAATATCGGCGTCTTGATTTGATGCCGTCACATCGTCTAGTTGCCTGATGGCCCAATACACTATGCTGTACGTTGTTCGATCAGGTATTTGCCATAGATATAGTATTGGCGTGGATTGCTTATCCAGCATGTATTGGCTGGGTTTTCCCGAAGATGTTTTGTTTGGCAATTGATTATAGTCTGCAATCGACACACGATTAATAATTTGATCGGCTGTATCTGTCCCA